AGTAAGTAGCAGCACCACTATTGATTGTAAAACTAGTAGGCGCAGCAACATAATAGTCCTCAAACTTAGATACAAGTATGTCATATAGTTCTGTATAGGACGAATTGAGATAGAATGTTAGTTCAGTATCGTCAATAAAGTCACTATCAGTCATATCTGCTTGGTCTCTAGCTCTAGTCTTGAGATCAGACAAGGTAATACTAGACATAATTACTCCTCAGTAGGACCAGACATTTCGTCTTCAGAAGCATCTTCTTGTTCATCGTACATAGCTAGGAATTCACACATAGCTTGGGCAGCTTTCTTAGAGTCTTTGGCACTAGCAGCTAGCATAAACTTAGCCATAGCAGCTTCCATACCCATAGAAGAGTCAAGTTCTACTTCAGGCATTTCAACAGATTCTTTAGGACCATCGCCTTTGTCTACGTAGTCAGCACTAGGACCTTGCGTAGGTTCTTTAGGTGCTGAACCTTTGATAATGGTCATTGCCATTTTCTTATTGTTTGTCATCATCATAACATATTCCTTAATGAAAACAGGCTCATGGCTATATTGAACAGCGCATGAGCCCATAGGTTAGACACTAATTAGACGCTGGGAAGGGACGAATTTTGGAGTACCAGGACAAAGTTAACGACAGTTACAGCACTTGGTTCAGTGGCAGTTGCACCAACCAAGAGTTTGATAACTACAGTTTTAGCAGTAACAACATCAACAGAGGTAACTTGAGATACCAAGTCGACAGCAGTTGCAGCTTGAGTGGTTGCAGTAGCAGCCAAACATGCATTATAAGCATCAGCGAGAGTAATTGTGTAGGTACCAGTAGCAGATTTGGCAACAGTGTAGCCAAGACCAGTTACTTTAGTAGCAGCGCCGCCAGATGCAGCGATAGAGAAAGAACCAGCAATAAGTTTGATTTCTTTATTAAGACCTTGAACTTTACTAAAATTTCTATTAGCCATGAGTTATTTCCTTTGGTTTTAAAGTGGTGGACATAACGTCTCCACTAAGTGTTAAAAGAGGGGAGATTGCTCTCCCCTCAAGCGATCAATTAAGCAAGAGTAACGCGGCAATTGAAGCCAGGACCACGACAACCCACATTTCCGTAGAAGCCGTATCGCACTTCAACACCGTCAGCAGTACTTTGACGAAGCATAGTGAGACCATCGGTATCGATGACTCGGACAGCTTTACCCAAGGTATACAATTTCCATGTATCCAATTGGAGTAACCAAGCAACGTTTCCTTGACAGTTTTGGTCAGGGATAACTTTGATCGGGCCTTTTGGTCCGTTGATCAAGATACCACGGAAACCAACTTCAGCAGTCATTTTCAAGTCGACATACTGAACTTTGGAACCCAAAGCTTTTTCCAACTTAGCGTATTGTTCGTAGCTAAGGAAGCAATAGTCGGGTTTTCCACCTTCACGAGCAACCAAGGAAGCGCCAGTAATCAGAGCTTCTTCGATTGGGTCAGCAGAACCATCGTAGCGGATACCGCCCAAACGGTTGGTGTCAACACTACGGTCAACGCCGAAGAAAGCAGTAGCAGATGGAGCAGAACTTGGAACCCAGCTGTCTAGACCCGCAAGACTGAGACCACGGTCACCTTCAACGAAGACGTAATCGTTGGCAGCGATAGTACCAGATGAGTCATAGGCGTCGTCCAGAGTGAACGTTCCAGCAGACCGGTCAACAGCGCTAACCAACCAGCTAACGTCAGAACCGTCAGTATTACGTTGTGTTCCACCAGAAGCAGCAGACCAGATGTTGATACGTTGGTTAACTTCGATGTTAGTGATGTCACCAGCAAGTTTCATGGTAATGACAGTAGTAGTGGTTTCAACAGGTTCTGCCAAGACTTGGCCGATAGAACCAGTTACGTTGCGGTACATACCGATAGCCAACGAGCGGGTCAAAGAGTTGATAGCACCATCGATCTCAGTCGTAGCAGCATCCATGAACGCATTAGCGTCACCTTTGGATGCTTCTAGAGTTTCGTTGTCGATAGTTGCAAGCGAGTAATCCTTAACGCGAGTAAGGATAAAGTCTTGAACGAGGGTAGAAGTAGCTCCGCCGCCAGTTTGAGCAGCTGAGAACGTCTTACTACGACCTTGTGGGTTACCGTAGATAAGAACGATTGGTAGGTTCTTACCGCCAAAGGATTCATACTTAGGCATCAAAGCGAATAATGGGTTGTCTTTGTATACCATGTCAAGAACGAGGTCAGTTGTATAATGCTGCTTAAGCGCTGCATCATATGAAGTCATGTCTAATCCGGCCATTTTATTTACCTTTTTGTTTTAATTAAGAGTGTTTAGCCCAAGCTTGTTTTAAGAATTCAGCTGCCCTGCGCTTGGATTCATCAGGAGATAATCTCTCAGATGATTGTTTATCAGGTGCTGTGCTTGCTAAAGATTGACTAAGCGTCTTAGGTTGTTGATCTCTTACCATAGGGTTTACAGGCGTCTCTTTAAATAACCCTTGTTTAGACTCTTGATTCACTTTAACTTGCTGTTCTGGTTGAAGTTTCTGCTTGAGCTTGGCGAGATTGCTAGCTTTAAGCGTCTGTTCAATCAAATAATCCTCTACCATGTTAGCAGCTTCTTCAGGTGATAAGACCTTTTGGTGTGCTTCGTAGTAGGCTTCCGTTGTGTCCCAAACTAGATCTTGAACGCCATGCAGACTAATTAGCTCATATTTGTCTGTGTTCTTGCTCAGGTGTTCTATAATAGAGTTCTGGTGACTCAGGATTGCTTCATCTATACTGGCCTGGTACGCATCTTGTTCAGCCTTGAGTTTAGCCTCAGCTTCTGCCTTGACTCCATCCTTCTCAGCCTGGAGTTGTGCCTTAAGTTCTGCCAGTTGTTCCTCTACAGTTTGTGGAGCTTTCTGGTGACCTAAGGATGCAGCGATGATGTCGTCAAGTGACATACCATATGTTTGAAGGACAGAAAGTGGATCTTCCTTAGCCTTCTTATCTAAATCGATATACTTAGAGTACTTATCAGCTTCTTCTTTAGCTTTCTTCTGCTGTTCCTGAAGTTTCTTCTCTTGTCTAGAGAGTGCTGCAAAGCGTGAAGAGAATTCATCTACACCAGGTGCTGGGGCAGGCGATACTTCAGGTGCTGGACTTGCTTCAGGTGCCGATGCTGGACTACTAACGATTTGTGCTACTACTGGGGCATTACTTTGTTCTGACATTCTTTTCTCCTAATATAACGTCAGTTTATCTACATACTTACTATACTGGTATCTGTGGCAATAGTTCAGACTGTGGTAAAGCTTCGGGGACTCCCAAAGGTGCTGGTGCCATAGCATCAGGTGGTGCCATACCTGTAGGCAAAGGTGCCATTTCAGCTGGTGCTTTAGTGAGGTTCTGTAGGCGCTCTACATCATCCATGAACCTAAGGAGAAGTTCTAGTCGGTCTTCTGGCAGTTCATTTACTCTACCCAATAAGTAGTGTTTGTGTGCCTGGGACATAGCTACATCTAGCTTCATTTGTGGTTCTGGTGGATAATAGTGACCAGTCTTAAGCATCTCGTATATGGTTTTCTCAATGAGTTTATTATTAGCAGTCTCAAGTGATTGATATGCTTTAAGATCTGGGAAGTCAAGTAGGTCTAGGGCATCATCTTTGTCAATCCAACCAGCTTGGATCATTTCCTCTACCTTCTGGATACGTGTAGATGGGTTAGTAGGAAGAAGTGATGTTGGGAACACCTTCATTACAAACTTATCTTTTTCTAGGTTAACTTCAGACCACTTAATAGACTGGATAAACCCATCACTAGGGATCTTTGTCTCAAGGTTTACGCCATTTTCATACAGTTGCTTAGACATATCTACAATAATATCAGCGGCATCGAGGTGAAGTTGCTCAAATTGTAGACCAGTGAGCATAAAGCGCTCACTCTCAATGTCATTATATTCCCTAAGGGCAGCACCAGAGTCTAGTCCTGATGGCTTCTTAGAGGTAGCAGACATCTGTGAGATACCTGTCTTCTCATAGCCAGACTGGATAAGCCATTTAAGGTGGTTATATACCTCTGGGTTCATAGCAGTAGGAGTAAAGAACATTGGAGGCTTAGCACCAGACTGATAACGTAAGATACTACCTGGCTCATTGGTCAGTTGAGACACTGATATTTTAGCATTAGACTCTATAGCAACACGAGGTTGTGCTACTAGTTTCTGGGCATATGAGATGTTCTGGAGTGTGCGGTTGACTTCAAGTTGCAGACCACACAGTTCTTCTGCTAGTCCTTGGCCAAAGAAGCCAGTAAGACGCTCAGACCAGCGATAGAATACGAATGGGAAGTAGGTAGAAGTATAGTCTTCATTGAAGATAGTGGCATTTTCGATAGCGATTGTGTGCTTACCGTTTGGTCCTAGATGCCAAGCTTCTATTACCTTAATGAGTTCGATGTTAGAGGATGCTGGTGTAGAACTAGATGCTTGACTAATTTTGATAGCAAATTCAGGGTATTGCGCAGCGAGTGCTGATCTTGTTACCTGCTTCACTTGGTACATGCTCTTAGGTTTGCCGTAGAGAGCATCATTATCATCTACTTTAAGCTCTTCTATAAGGACACGTTCAGCATTGATCTTGTCATCCTGGACAAAGAACTTCACCGCACCTGTGCCAAAGATACATCCATCAATGAATGCCTTAGCTGATAAGGAATACATATTGATGTCGTAGAATACACCTTCTACATATTGACTAAGGTTTTCAGCACGTTCTTGCTGGGCATAGTCACCCTTAGAAGTAAGAAACATAGGCTTAGGCCTATTCTTAGCAATCTTAGAGGCTGCAGTATCTACACAGGACTTGACGAGGTTATAAGTAACGCGGTTGGGATCTAGTTCTGCTTGGGGGACTCCCGAAGCAACTCCAGTGTTATAGATAGCCATACCTAACACTTCAAGGTTAGAGTATAGACGAGCGTTACGTAGGTTCATTGTACGACGATAGGACTGTTGTTGGTCTATCCTATTGACAACGCTAAAGATATTCTGATACTGAGCTTCTTTAGGTTGTGTATACCAGGAATAGTCTTGTTGGGTGGCTGTTACTGCCTTAACCCCGATATATTCAGTAACGACTGCCATAATGCTCCTTAGGTATCACTAGAATAGAATAGAAGTGCTTCATCGTCTATCTGTGATTGTTTTGTTGCTGGTTGTTCTGTAAAGGCATGTTGAGACTTGTTGACCTTAAGGGGTCCCACAGACACTTCATCAACTTGGTATTTGTTCATTAAGAACATGATCTTTTCGATTTCTTCAATAGATACTTCAAGCATTATTATCTCCTAAGGATGCTCAGTAATACTTTGCTGGTACATCACGAGTAGCCCCATACATCTTTGGGTCGTGACAACTCTTCCTCTTCGTCTTCCCACCATTGGTCAACTTCTTGTTCACTACCTTTAATAGGTATGACAACCTTAGGCATATGGGCGTAATTATGGCACCAACGCCAGCCGTATAAGAAAGCGTCTGATAAGTGGTTAGGCATAGAGGGATGCTCTACATATTTACCTAGTGCTTTCTTTGTCTCATCCCATACAAGTACGTCCCACTCAGTCTTAAGGTCTTGGGCACCAGGAGTAAGTTTGATGACAGATGTTAAAAGATCGCTATTTAAGAGTTCTATGAATTCCCGCTTGGATGTCTTATCAGCAGCAAGTAACGGTAATTGATAGCGTTTACGTATTTCTTCTACACCTTGTTTACCAGCATTGTCTACCACCATGGCAGCAAATTTGTATTTCTTATCAAGGGTTTGGATTATTTCGGCAACTTCACTAAAGATAAGTCCCGATTTACTAAAGGTTTCAACGACATATAGGTGCTTATCAAACTCATTGTACGCCATAACTACCATAGCGGTAGCATCGTTGTATCCTAAGTCTATCCCTAGGACATACTGGTAGTCAGCATCTGGTATAGATTCTATGTGGTTCTTAGACTTCTCATACTTATATACTAAGGAAGATGTATCGATATACCATTCGTTTAAGTACATCCTTCTGAACATAGGGGTATTCTCTATGCCAGGTTTATTCTCTATTAAGAACTTTATCTCTTTAGCCCATTGGGTAGTCATGAAGGGGTTGTCTGCTGCTGTCCACTTATGTATTGTCCACCCTTTCTCTACTCCTGTTGCTATCTTATAGTATAGGGAGTTTGTATAGGATGAGGTGGTAGAGATAAGTGCGATGGTTCCGTTATAGTCAGCTACTGCTGGTTTAAGGATCTCATATACAAGTTTATTGAGATCTTGCCTAAAGAAGGCAGCCTCATCTATAACGACAAGTTTATACTTTTGCCCTAGTAGTTTGTTCATCTCGTCGGGTTTAGCATCTGCTCCTGAAAGGTAGATAATTGAGCCATTAGGAAGGGTGAATGAAAGCTCAGTAGCGTTAGGTGTGGCACCAAGTTTAAGTTCATTATTGATGCGATGAAGTACATCTTTAAACATAATTCGTTTGGCAAGGTCGCGCGTGAGTGTGACATAAAGACAACTAACCCCTGGATTTTCTTGAGCTTCTTTAAATAAG